AACTTTCGCACCTGGCACCACAGCAACGTGATAAGTTACTTCGCATTCGTTCAGGCTATACGATTATGCTTGATTTTCCGTCAAAAAAAGACCGGGAAATAATTCTACATCTCCAAAATCAATTTGGCATTGAACGCAGCGCAGCGTATGAGGATTTACGGCTTATAAAAGATTTGCTTGGATCAATCAATAAGCAATCAAAAGACTGGCACCGATTCAGGTTTAATTATAGGAATGAAAAAGCTTACAGCATGGCTGAACTAAAGAATGATCCTATAGCCATGGACAAATGCAATAACACTTATGGAAAGTACAATACGCTAGATAAGGAAGATGCTGAGCGAATGCCATGGGATGAAATCATTCCTCAAAATTTCGAGCCGACAGAAGACCCAACGGTTTTAGGTATTAAGCGAATTCCGAATATAAGGGAAAGAATTTCTTATTTAAAGAAAAAATACATGAATGAAATTGAGGATGTAACCTACGAAGAAATTGATATTGCCAAACTAGAAGAATATGCCGATAAATAAAGAACCTCAAAAAGTCTATTTTAATGCCGCTCAGCAACAAGTTATGTTTCGTGGGTGCAATACCGTCGTTGTAGTGGGTGGGCGTCGTTTAGGCAAGTCGCACGGCATTGTAGCACCTTTTCTTTTGCGCAATATCCAACGCATGCCAGGAGGGAAGCACGGAATTATTGCCAGTACATTTCAACAGGCACTTACCAGGACTCTTCCCGGAACATTGGAAGCATTCGACAGCTGGGGATTCAAACGGAATGTTCACTACGTAATCGGACGAAAACCGGAGAAGTCTCTCCATTTTGCAAAGCCAATCACAGAGCCGGCTAGCTATGATAACACCATTAGTTGGTATAATGGTTCTATTTCTCCAATTATTTCTCAAGATGTGGTTGGTTCGTCCAATTCGCAAACTTTTGACTCTTTAATTTGTGATGAAGCCAAATTTTTGAACTTTGAAAAGCTGAATAACGAAACCTTTCCTGCTAACGGTGGAACAACTGCCCATTTTGGTCATTTACCGTATCACCATAGTATGCTAATAGTGTCGGACATGCCAACGACTAAAAAAGGGAGTTGGTTCCTGAATTACGAAGCTAAATGCGATCCAGAACTTATCGAACAAATTGATGGAATAATCTACGAAAAGTGGAGAATACTCAATAAATTGAAAGAATTCCAATCTAAAGGAATTCAACCAAAAGCGTATTTGTTTGATTATTATCGTACATTATGCCGTGATTTAGCTCAATTTCAGAAACTTGCAGTCGATTACAATGTGTTTAGTTCAATCGAGAACCTTCAGGTACTGGGCGAAAACTATATCAAGCAAATGAAGCGGGACCTTCCGCCCCTAGTATTTCAAACATCAATACTTTGTAAGAAGGTAGGACTTCTAAAAGATGGCTTCTACAACTGTATGAAAGAAGCCGATCACTATTACACGGCATTCGATAACTCATACCTTCAGAACCTTGAATATGACTTTAGTAAAGCGAAGAACATGACATGTCTACAGGATGGTGATGTAGACAGTAATAAGCCTATATGCATAGCATTCGATTACAATGGTAATATCAATTGGTTGGTAGCCGGTCAACAATCCGGGATAAGAATGAAGACAATCAAATCATTCTTTGTGAAGTATAATCGTAAGTTGGTAGAGTTAGTCAATGACTTCTGTAAGTACTATGAACCACACAAGTGTCATGAAGTCGTTTATTACTATGATTCAACAGCACTAAACAGTAACTATGCAGTTAATAATAAGGACTTTGCTAATGTTATCATTGATACATTCAAAGCAAACAAGTGGACAGTCAAAGGTATATACATTGGTAAACCTATCGGACACATGGAGAAACACAACCTGATCAACATGTCATTCAAAGGTCAGAGTTTTGAGGGTAAGCAACTATTATTCCCAATGATCAATAAGAACAACAACGAAGCGTTGATACTAGCCATGGAGCAAACAGGAATCTACCAGGGACCTGAAGGGTTCAAGAAAGATAAGCGTGGTGAGAAACTGGCCGAGAGTGACGAGGACTTACTCGAGAACAGAACCGACGGCACCGATGCATGGGACACGTTGTGGCTAGGAATGAATAACTTCCCAGCATCTCAGTCATTCAGTGGAGGACTTGTAAGTTCATTTATGTAATTTATATCTATACTAATGTAAGCCGGCAACGTACTGTTGTCGGCTTTTTTATTTAATGTAAATACCAAAATCAATCACTTCGTTCAATCATTTTGTAGGTATTGCAATGTAATTACCGATATATTTTTTGAATACAAAAAATTTAACCGTAATTGCGATATTACCACCCGAGTTAGTTAAAATACACTGTTTTTTATAACATTACAGGCATATAACGCAAATTTCGGGTCGTGTAATTACAACCGAGCGAGAGGGCGGGGCGGGGTCGGCTGACACAGACGAACCTTGAATAAAGGTTCTCGAAGTCCGTTTTTGTTGATTAACAGCAATATAATGCTGTAAAAGGCGGAAAACACCAATAAAATACAAACAGAACACACTGAAAATGGAATGTAATGTTGTGTGGAAAAAGCATTTATATCTGATTCAGTCAGTTTTTGAAAGTATTGTCCAGTTTATTTTTTATTTTTTCATTATATATATCTTATTATACACATTATCATAACGTTATATGTAATATTAAGAAAAAGATATAATAATGACGAAAAATATGTTTTTTGCTTACTACCTTACTACCTTACTATATTTATATTTATTAATCTGAAATCTAATTACTTGAATAGTAGTAACCTTTTAAAATAAATGTTATTAAATGGTTACTACTTGTTACTATTTCAAAATGCCTACTACCTAATATTATGAATTAATACACTGATATATAGCTATTTGTGTTTGTTTAGTAGGTAGTATGTGAATTGAAAAAATATTTTTTATTTGAAAATAGAACTTTGTGCTTTATTTGTCTGTATTTCAATATATTACAATTAATAAAGTTTAACTTTATGGTTATTTCTATTCTCGTTTTATCTTCATAAATGAATTGAAATTGATTGTTTTTTGAAAAATGAGTGCTGAAACAAAAAAAAAAGTTCTTATTAATTGATTGAAATAATCAGCGTTATTTCAGGTTTTTACTTACTACCTATATATTTTTGAGTTTAATACTCTGATATACAGCATTATAAACTTGTATATGTCATTTATTTTGAGTAATTTAGCAGAGCAATAAGGGAAATCGAGCCTCCCTAATGCGTAAACTTTTTATTAATAATTAAAAACAAATTTTTATGAAAAACAATTTGAAACTGGTTGAAACAAACAACACATCATCCGAAGAGCTAATCGCAAGACTTGAAGCACAACTTCAGGAAATTACCCACAAAAAACAGCTTGCAGACAATAGAGCCGTTTTTCTTTCCAAAAAAACATCGTTACAGGAATTTAAAAAGCAGATTGAAACCGAAATAAGTTCGGGAAATTTTGAATCTACTAAGTTCAAAATGTCATTTACTAGCGGAAGTTATAGAGATGATGAAAAGTTCACTATCTCAAATACAGATTTGATTCAGTTCTTTCTGTGTGGCTTAATTGTGAAGATTGACGAAGAAGTTTCAAAAATTGAAACTGAACTGGTAGGATAAAAAAAGCGTGTGAGACTTAGGTTTCGAGCCGTCTCACACGCAAACTTTTTATTAATTCAAAAACTAATTTTTAAACTAACGATACAAAAATATGGAAACTCAGGTAAATACACAAGCAAAACGGAAATTTTATACTAAACGCCAACCAACAGAAGCGCAACGGGAAGCCATGAGAGCAAAGCGCGATGAATTGAAATCATTTTCAAAGGGTATTAAAATTCTTGTAAAAGAGGGAAAGTATAATACAGTAAATGAGGGATTAATCGACTTGTATTCTAAATCAGGACACACCGATTTAAAAACGATTCATCAATGGAATGATTTAAATATGAGCGTTAAGAAAGGCGAAAAGGCTTTATTATTATGGGGTACTCCTAAGAAATCGGAAAAAAAGGAAGAACCGAAATCCCCCGAGAATGAAGAAAAGGAAATGGAATTTTATCCGCTTTGTTTTGTGTTCTCTCAAAAACAGGTACAACCAACGGCAGCAAAATGACAGAATAGGCATAAAACGCCTATAAATTAGCTTCACGCTCTAATTATAGGGGGTGAAGCTTTGTGTTTGGACTACTTTTTGTCCTGCCAAAAAGTAGCAAAAAAGCGGAAAACGCCCAAAATAGGGCAGGAATGATTTTATAGTTAATTGTTTTATTATCTTTGTACTTCAACTTAATTAAAAAATATACATTTATGAAAAAGCCGATTATTTTTGCAATCATCATTTTTTCGCTATTAATTATTTCTTTGCTAGTGTATAGAAAAAATGAAAAAATTAAATCTGAACAATGGGAAACTGAAAACGCTGCATTCATAAGATCGAGAGATTCGCTTGAAGTTATAAAAAAAGCAGATGAAGAAAAGAATAAACTTCCAACTGGTTTTTATAAAATAATATCAGAAAAGAAACATGTTGATGCGAGATATGGATTTAATAAGTGTAATATTGAAATAGAATTGAAAGATAAAATAACCTATAATCAATTGATGTACTTAGCTAATGATTTGAGAGAAAATAGAAAATCGTATGACAAATTATGGATTTTTTATAATATAAAAGGTAAAAAACAAACGGTAGCATGGGCTACAACTCACTTTACTCCGAATTTAAATATATGGATAAATGAGAATTATTAAAAATAAATTGCTTTTCGCATTGCAGATAAAAAAACTATTCCGATATTTGCAACGCTAAACAAATTTATCCTCGAGTAACGCTTATACCGTTGCCCATTATTCAGGGCTTTTTTTATGCCCTAACCGTCAAATAGAAAACGACGGCTGTATTATTTTCCGTTTCTTTTTTGAGCTTGCTCGAGACTGATTTGTTTAGCGACACGGGATTTGTACAGCCGTTTTCCTGTACATATAGCTAAACAAATCAGTCATTATGAGTAAAACATCTATTCACAGGCAAAGGCCTGTAAAACCAATTCCAGCAAACCCTATACACGAAGTACGGGTTGTACCTATGTCAGATGCTCGTTTGCTTCTGAAATCTCTTTATCAAAATTTGAAATCTGCAATTGATCAAGAAACACTTGTTGACTTTCATCATGATGGTAAAAATACCAATGTTGCTTTTGTTATTGGAACTAGAGAACTGAAATTTAATTTAGTGGAAGGAGGTCAATCATGATGAAAGCCGAAATAATGATCAATGACGAAGCTTATTATATTTCCTTCGTAGACAATGATGAATTTGTTCAGAAATGTTATGATATGATTTCTGAAATTGCAGATACAGGTACGGAAGGTGCTATAATTATAAGCATTACGGAAAATGGCAAATACACCGGTCATAGATACCTATGGGATGAATCTCTGGCCAATAGTTGGATAAAAGGGAAAATAGATTCAAAAAAACTACTTGAACTTCTAAAAGAGCAATACGAATCGAAGACTAAGAATTCTCCAGTGACATTCAAAATAGTAATTCTTTCCCGATATTGTGGAGAATTCCAACCGGCCACGAAAGAAAATGCAATGATACGTAAAACGAGTGAAGAAATTAAACTGGACATTCGCCCCATGGCGGACTTATCGACGAATGAAATTGCAGCTTACCTTTCAACACATGGTTACTCAATAGATTTTGACGATGCAACGCCAGTGTGGCTTATGCGAAAAGATGGCGAAATGGAACTTCGCGAACACTAATTATTTATATATTTGCAAAAAAATATATCAACATGTTTAAGATAGAATCAAATTTACTAGCTTATAATTTTCCAGAACTTAAATCAAATTATTTTGATACTCATGAGAAAATCATGAAAGAAATAGTAAACTGTGAAGAAAAAACAATAATTAGTGTAATTGAGGAACTAACAAAAAAACCATTTAATAGAGAAACTGCAAGTAGAATAAGAAGAATTTTTAAAAAAGGATTTCCAGATAAATACATACTTGCCTATGATGAAATTCCATTAGGAATGATTAAATATAAATATACTAATTCTTCTTTCGTGGTGGAGTTTGTTCCTGGTGAAGTTTCATTTTAATTTTTTCTTGTCTTTTTTTCACCTGAGCGATTGAATTTAATTTGTATCAACAAATTATTCAATCGCTTTTTTTATGCTTGTAACTCAAGAACCGACGCTGAATTCGCTGTATTTTCAGAAAAATATACCTGATATCATCCTGACAAAAAACGGGGATGATACGTTAGTTACGTTTGAATTGAAAAAAGGGAATGATGTTATTTTACTCGAAAAATACGTTTACGACACTTCAAATACTCTACGTATTCGTAACCTGGGCGATGTACTAGAGAAATACCTGAATGCTCAAAATCTGCTATTATCATTCAGTTATACTATTACCGAGGGAGTTTCAACGCATACAAGTTCTTTCAATGTGTTGAAATGTGACGCCGATATGTCGGTAGATGCCAATGTATGGACTCAACTAAATTTCCTTACCCGGTCATACCTTGAAAAGCGGACTTCGAAAAACCGAAACGAGTATCTTTCGTTTCTACAAAAAACCAGTTTCGGAGCTGTAACTAAGCATTTCAACGTATATTACCTACTCAATGGAGTTGTTACTCAGCTTGCCGGTACGCTTGGGAACATAGCAGCTTCGGCCAGCGATCAGGTTACGACATTCAATGCTTCCATGGGTGCACTGGTTACGGCTGCCGGACTTGCGCTTTCAACAGATATACTTCAGTATGAAATTTGGCTCACCGGTACCGACTTTGAAACCGGAAAAACTACTTTTTTAGTAGATACCACACCTTACCGAGATGCTAAATACTTCGTTTTTACCAATTGTTTTGGCGTATTGGAAACATTTACTGCCACCGGTAAGGTAGAAACAAAAAAAACAGCTGAATACAACCTTGCCAATATTGATAACCATTACCGTAAAATTACTCAGGACTTTGTTGCTGAGAAAACGGCGAATAGTGGTTATCTGTCTTCGTCCGAAATGGACTGGACAGATGACTTGCTGCGTAGTTACGATATTTCTACTTATAAACCAGGAAGCACCGGATCGGACGAAGAAATAACCATCACTTCGATAGAAAAAACAGATACGGAAGCCAATGAACTGCAATCATTTCAGTTTAGCTACCGCCATGCGAAAAACAATCACCTTGAATTTACGAATGCAGCAAAAGGTATCTTCGATGATACGTTTGATGAAACATACGATTGATAATGATACATATAAGTGTGCTTAGAAAAATACTGAGAGATGGTAAACCATTTAATTGCCGGGTGTGGAAATCGAATGGAGAAATACTGATCTACAACAATGTAGTTTGTACTTCTACCAATTACAAACGAAATACGGCTAACCTGATTTTTGTAGAAAGCCGCGAAGTACGCACTACTCCGGTGCTTTGCATTTTTGAAATTAATGACGAAGAAATTTATATTTAAGTATTATGGCAAAAGAGATACATGAAATTCCGCTGAATGAAATTGCCAAAAAGGCAATCGACAAAATGAACGAAGGTACCACGGTATTTGATACCGATAACCTGGTTCCGTTGGCACTTCCTGATGCCGGAAGTTTGCGCGGGTATGTTCCCTGGGGTGATGATAATCTTCGGCCGAATGAAATACTCACACTTATGCGAAATGATGAGGTGATGAGTTCTAATACTTATTACAATATATTGTCTTCATATAGTAATGGGTTGACATATACGAAAGAAGACAAGTCGAAGATTACGGATCAGGAAATATTGGAATTTTTTAAATTCAATCGACCAACGAAGTATGTTTTTGAGCAACAAACTGATTTAAAACATTTTTTCTTTACCGTTTGCGTACTTATTTTGAGCGGTGATGGGAATAAAATCGTAAAACTTCGTCACAAAGATGCGCTTTATTGTCGACTTGAAACATGTAATCCTGCTACCGGAGCATTGGAGCATGTTATTTATGGCAATTGGGAAAAAGGTGCACCAAATAAAACCGTTCGCGAAGAATTAGAATTATTGGATGTTGATGATCCGTTGGGCGACCTGATGGTCCGTATGGGAAAACTTCCGGATGAAGATGGGAAAACACGTCCGGCTACTAAAACGCGCAAATTTGCTATGATAAACAGAATTCCTATTCCAGGGAACAAGTATTATCCATTTCCTTATTATTGGTCTATTTTCAACAGTGGTTGGTATGACATCAAGCAACTTATTCCTGCCGGTAAAAAAGCAAAGTTTACCAATGGACTTGTAGTGAAATATCAAGTTGAAATTAATGACAAATACTGGGATATACTTTTTGAGCGCGAGTCAATTACTGATCCGGAAAAAAGAGTTGCCAGAATTATCCTGGAGAAAGAAAATATAAAGTCATTTCTTACCGGTATGGTGAATGCAGGCAAGGTATGGTTTTCCGGATTCTATGTTGATCCTCTGGGAAAGGAACAATCAATGGTTCGAATCAACATTATCAATAATACCAAAGAGGGTGGCGACTGGATAGAAGATGTGGAAGAGGGTAGTTCGATGATGTGTTATGCTCAGGGAGTGCACCCGAGTTCTATCGGTGCTACACCTGGTAAAAGTTCAAGCAATTTGAATGGAAGCAATGTTCGCGAAATTTTCACCATGAAACAAGCCCTGGAGAAAGCTCCAAAAGATATTTTGCTTGAGCCTTATTTCGTGATAAAACATTATAACAATTGGGATATTGAATTTGATATACCATTTATGATGCTCACGACATTGGATAAAAAAACAGATGCCATGGAAGGAACTGCAACACCACCGGCGCAATAAAACTACAATTATGATCATAAAAACTATTGAGGATTTTATTAAATCCATTCCAACAGCTGAAGGTACCAAGTTTCAATCTATTCAGCCATTTATAATTTCGGCAGACAGCGAAATTAAAACAATGCTTGTTGGTGCTGATTTGTACGATTATATCGAAGCATTGGGAGATACTGACTCGATTAAAGTAAACTTTCAAAATCTTATTGCATTCACAGCTTATCAGAATGCAATTCCATTTGTTGACCTGGTGCAAACAGACAACGGTTTTGCGGTAGTATCAAATAACAACCTAGCGCCGGCAAGCAAAGAACGTGTAGAACGCTTATTGCAGTGGTGCAAACAGTCGATTGATAAAACTACCGATTTATTGATTATGCAATTTGTTATTTCAGCAACGGCACTGGCCGAGTGGAAGAAATGCAGTCAATTCAACAATCTTACCAATTGCTTTTTCTTTACCGGAATTGATTTTGCCAACTATGCAAAAACAGACAACGGCAGCCGTTCAGATTTTCTTAAGGCTAAAGGAAAATTGATCACGGACCAGAAAAATGAACTTACAGAGCGATTAAGCGTAAATTATATTACACAATTACTTGAAGATAACAGGTCTAATTCGCTCACAGATAAGGATGCTTATGTGGTGGACGTGTGCAAACTTGCTTTGGCTAAATTCTACGAAGACAACAAAAAAGAAGCACATGAATTGCTTACAAATCTGATTGTTCTTATTGAAAATGACCTAGATAGTTATCCTGTTTATAAAGCAAGTGCTGAATATGCGCTGAAAATATCACCAAAATACGAAAATAAACAATCTGATCCAACTTTCTTTTTTGGAATGTAATATGAATACAATCAACTTAACTGCCCCGCGTAAATACGCTGACATGACCGAAAAACAAGTGCGTTACATAGCCATGTTGCAAGTGTCCGGAACACCTGAAGAAAATATATGGACTAAATGTCTGATTCGGTTTACCGGTATTAAACCTATTGTACAGGTGCGAGATAAATACTTCTTTGTAAAGAAAGGATTGAAAGGATTTTTCACGTTGACAGTGGAAGAAGTAACATATTTCTCTAAAAAAATGGATTTTCTGACTCGACATTATGTCGGTTTCAAGCCATTTCATCGAGTTGGCAGATACGTTCCCTGCATGACATTATTTGAAAACGTTCGGTTTCTTCAATATTTGGAAGCCGAAAATTATTATCAGGCGTATATCTTCACGAAGAATGAAAAGCACTTACACCTACTCATGGCTACACTTTACGGACGAAAGGGCGAAAAATACGATAATAACCGGACTGAACGACGTGCCAGGTACTTCAAAAAGCGAAGTGCTGTGGAGAAAATGAGTACAGTGATGTGGATAATCGGCGTGAAAGAATATTTTTCACGAAAATTTCCTGATTTATTTGATAGTGCAGAAAGTGGAGATTCATCTACTCCTCCGGATATGTATGAAATTATACAAAATCAAATTCGCATTCTCAATAATGGTGACGTTACTAAGCGCGAAAAAGTATTGAATTCGCTCACGTGGGATGCATTGCATGAGATGAATGCAAAAATAAAGGAGTCCAAAGAACTTGCAAAACAAATGAAAACTACTTAATTATGTGGAACGCAGTAAGCTATTTCGAAAATCTTCAGAAAAAGTTGAAGTTGACAAAAACGGACTATAAATTTTGTCGCGTTACCGGGCTTGATTATCTGGAGGAAATAATTGCAGACGTAAAAGGGTCGAAAGCCTATATTGCAGTTGACGACACAGATGATGGAGTTACCATTCAAAAAGGTGGTGCATATTTCAATCGCCGATCTATAGTAGTATATATTTTGAAAAAATACGATTTTAAAAGCCAACCCGATCGGGAAGAAAAAACAAACGAAACCCGACTGATCCATAAAAAACTGTTGGCAAAACTCATTAAAGATTCCAATACATTGCCCGATTTAATGTACCTGGACAAAAGCAGAATTCCTTATCATGAAGTTGGAGGAATGTTTGCCGCCGGTACCTGCGGAATTTATTTCATTCCAACCATCGAAGAACCCGTAGAACTTATAGACAATGCAAACGACTGGGACGCTTAGCAGGGATATAAATGCTTATTATGAAGCCTGGGCTAAGATGATGATTACAATTTGGCAGGATAAAGTTGCAGCCCTTCGGATTCATGATACAGGTGCATTATTTAGTTCGTTCCACATGGAGTTACTTAGCCAAAGTGGAGGGAATATCGATAAAATAGTATTCACCTATCTGTATTATGGTCGCATGGTTGATATGGGTGTAGGACGTGGGGTGAAGTTTGGCGATTATATGCTGACAGGGAAAAAACGGAAGACAAAGCCCTGGTATAATAAATCATTTTTTCATTCGCTGAAAGTGATGAACGAAAAACGAGCCGAGTTATACGGAGAAGAATTTCAAGCCATAATACATGAGGCACTCAATTTTTGAGTGTCTTTTTTTATACATTCCGAACAAAGTTTATTTGTACAAAAAACAAGAAGCTATGACAATTGATGATCTATTGGCAGCCGCAGAGGTAATAAAGAATGAAACCGCTATTTCCAAAAATACGCATATCAGAGTGGGTGCTATTTTGGAAAACATGATTAATTACTTTGCCAATAACGTAGCTCCGGTAACTTCAGAATTAATTAAAGATGCCATCGCGAAGTCTACTTCAGGAATCATAAAGGGAATGACTGTTGGTTGGGATTTAGATCTTGGACCCATACCTACAGGATTTGCCCTGGCAAATGGTAACGGAGGCGCTAAGATTAATGGTGTAACTATTCAGGATCGCAGAGGTAGTTTTGCCATTGGGTATAATCCTGCAAAGTTTGCTTTGCCATTGGATGATACTAAAGGGATTGAAAACTACGGGAAAGTGGGTAATACCGGAGGTTCTAACTCACATACATTGACTCAAGATGAATTACCACCTACGTTCTTTTACATATTTGCAAACAGCAATAATCCTGAATCTCCATTAGTTGATAATGCGAATAGACCTCCAGTTTGGTCTACTAACCATCAGAAAGGGAATCAGGACTATGATATTTACGGCAGATCATTACTTGAAGCCACTCTTGGAAAAACGAATACCATCGGTAAAGGCGTTGCTTTTGATATGCGCCCTCGATACATTACCGTATGCTATATTACTAAAGT